AGAATTAGGTGTAGGAGGAACGTTAGTAGCGACAGACTACTTAATTGCTGAAAATGGCGGTGTAGATAACAGACAGTTAATCTCATCTATACCATTAAGCATCTTTAGTAATAATGCAGGTTGGACACCTAACTTAGGAACACTAACATCATTAGTTGCAGGTGCTGGCATATCTGGCGGAACTATTACTTCTACAGGAACAATAACCTTAGATGTAGAAAGTTCAGCGACAACTACATTCGCAGGTGATGCCGACTGGTTCTCTGTTGCTAATACTGCAGGAACAACTAAAAAAATAGCTCCTGGAGATATTGATCTATCAACTATGGATAATGTTAGTGGATGGACATCAAACTCAGGAGACATAACGGGTGTAACAGCAGGAACAGGATTATCAGGCGGAGGAACTACAGGAACAGTTACTTTAAATTTAGCTAATACAGCGGTAAGTGCAGGTAGTTATACAGCTACAGCTTTAACTGTAGATGCACAAGGTCGAATAACTGCGATATCCAGCGGAAGTCCTGGAGACATAACGGGCGTAACTGCGGGAACAGGATTAACAGGAGGAGGAACAAGTGGATCTGTTACATTAGATATTGATTATGACGGTACGGATAATCTTGTAAAAGCAGCCACAGAAGCCATTATAGGAAATACTTCTTCAATATTATTTAACCAAAGTGATAATGCGTATAGATCTTTATTAAGTGATATAGGGTTATCTAAATTTGATAATGATTCAGGATTTACTACCAATGCAGGAACAGTCACTTCAGTAGCAACTGGTACTGGACTTAGTGGTGGTACAATTACTGGAACAGGAACAATTACTTTAGCAAATACCGCAGTTACAGCTGGAAGGATTAAGCGGGGGAGGAACATCAGGAACGGTAACCCTTAATTTAGATTTAGGAGAATTAGGTGTAGGAGGAACGTTAGTAGCGACAGACTACTTAATTGCTGAAAATGGCGGTGCAGATAACAGACAGTTAATCTCATCTATACCATTAAGTATCTTTAGTAATAATGCAGGTTGGACAACTAACTCAGGTACAGTTACTTCAGTAGCTGCATCTGCAGGAACAGGCATTTCAATTTCAGGAAGCCCTATTACTACATCAGGCACATTAAATATTGTAAATACTGCTCCTAATATTGTACAAACAACAGTATCAGGAAATGCTGGTAGTGCAACAGTACTTCAGACTGCAAGGACTATAGCTGGTGTAAGTTTTAACGGTTCTGCAAATATATCTTTAAATAACAATGCCATTACAAATGGTGCAGGATATACTACAAACACAGGAACAGGAACAATGTCTTCTTGGACTATTAAAGAAGGTAATGGAGTTGAGACAAGTACTGTATCTAATGGAGAGACTGTAACTTTTGCACAAGGAACAGGTATTGAATCCGAATTAACCTCAACAACAAGTGGTGGTACTTTAACAATAACAAACACTGCTCCTAACATAGTACAAACAACTATTACAGGTAATGCGGGTACTGCAACCAAACTTCAAACTGCAAGAACGATTGCTGGTGTATCATTTGATGGTTCAGCAAATATATCTTTAAATAACAATGCCATTACAAATGGTGCAGGATATATTACCTCATATGTAAACACCACATATACTGCAGGTTCAGGTCTTTCGTTGGTAGGTACAGTATTTGCTAACACCTCACCTAACATAGTACAAACAACCATAACTGGTAATGCAGGTACTGCAACCCTTTTACAAACCGCAAGAACGATTTCAGGCACAAGTTTCAATGGTGGCGCGAATATAACTTTAAATAATGCCAGCATAACCAATGGTGCGGGATATACTACAAACACAGGAACAACTACTGCCTCAAATACTCAGACATTTACAGGAAAAAGTGGTAATATAAGTCAGTGGACTAATAATTCAGGATATATTACCTCATATGTAAACACTACATATACTGCAGGTTCAGGTCTTTCGTTGGTAGGTACAGTATTTGCTAACACCTCACCTAACATAGTACAGACAACTATCACTGGAAATGCAGGTAGTGCTACCGTACTTCAGACTGCAAGAAATATAGCTGGTGTAAGCTTTAACGGTTCTGCAAACATTTCTTTAAACAACAATGCTATAACAAATGGTGCAGGATACACAACAGCCACAGGGACAATGTCTTCTTGGACTATTAAAGAAGGTAATGGAGTTGAGACAAGTACTGTATCTAATGGCGAAACATTAACTATTGCACAAGGAACAGGTATTACATCTGAAATGACCTCAACAGTAAGTGGAGGTACTTTAACAATTACAAATACTGCTCCTAATATTGTACAAACAACTATTACAGGTAATGCGGGTACTGCAACCAAACTTCAAACCGCAAGAACGATTGCTGGTGTATCATTTGATGGTTCAGCAAACATTTCTTTAAACAATAATGCTATTACAAATGGTGCAGGATATATTACCTCATATGTAAACACCACATATACTGCAGGTTCAGGTCTTTCGTTGGTAGGTACAGTATTTGCTAACACAGCACCTAATGTTACACAAACCACGATTACAGGTAATGCTGGTAGTGCGACAGTACTTCAGACTGCAAGAACAATTTCAGGTACAAGTTTCAATGGTAGTGCTAATATCACTTTAAATAATTCCAGCATCACCAATGGTGCAGGGTATACAACTAATACAGGGACTACTACAGCTTCTAATTCACAAACATTTACTAATAAATTAGGTAATATATCTATGTGGTCTAATAATGCAGGATATACAACTAATAGTGGTGATATAACTGCTGTAACTGCGGGGACAGGTATGAGTGGAGGAGGAACTACAGGTGCGGTTACTTTAACCAATGCTGGTGTTACTTCTATAGTGGCAGGAACGGGGATAGATATTAGCGGAGCGACAGGAGCTGTAACAGTTTCTACCGAACAAGATATTGATACTGCTGCAGATGTTCGATTTGATTCTTTTGGAGTTGGAACAAATGCTTCAGGAACTACGGGAATGATAAGAGCTACAAATAATATTTATGCTTATTATTCTGATGAAAGACTTAAAGACTTTGAAGGAAATATTCCTAATGCTTTAGATAAAGTTTGTCAATTAGGAGGATATTACTTTAGAGAAAATGAGTTAGCTAAAGAGTTAGGTTATGATAATAACGAAAGACAAGTAGGTGTAAATGCACAAGAGGTAGAAAAAATAATGCCTGAAGTAGTACATGTCGCTCCTATATCAGACACAGAAGCTGCTAAGGGTGTAGAATATAAAACAGTTTCTTATGACAAATTAGTTCCTTTACTTATTGAATCTATTAAAGAATTAAAAGCTGAAATTGATGAACTTAAAAAATCTTAATTATGGCAGTACCTGCAAGTGGAGTATTAGATTGGTATTCTTTAGCTCAAGAATGTTATTTTGGAACTTATGGTAGCGGAACAATAGATGGATGTATAGCCATAAAAGAATTGGTTATAGGTGGACAAGCTTGTTCTCATGCTTTTACTTATTCGGCAGTAAGTGGAAATGCTCCTCCTCCTGACTCAAGCACTCCTTATGCGGCAAATGAATTTTATAGTTATGATAAAGATTTTGTTGTTTTAGCGGCCAAAAGAGTTTATACTACAAGTGTCCCAAAACCAGTATTTGCATGTGGACAAACTACAACAACACTCTGGTATTTTCCAGATTCAACACCAGCAGTAAGCGATCAAGTATATACAAACAGTGGGGGAACAACAACTCCAAGTGCTGGAAATTATGGGTATTGTAATACGTGCATAGGTAATGGTACTACAGATTATAGATTTACAGTTAATAGTAGTGGCATTATAACAGGAGTTGCATCGTGTTAAAATATTAAAATATGATAATAGCAGAAAATTTATTACAAGAACATATAGGATCAACTTTTTCTCTTTCTAAATCAGATGGAGTTTCAAAGTTAGATTTTGGTGATGATCGATGTATATATAATGAAGATTATTATGCTGATGTTTTTTTAGGGAAATGTTCCACTTGTGAAAAGATGAACACACTTTATAAAGATTTTACTTTTGACACAGTATTAGTAGGTGGTTTAGGATTAGGCTTAATTCCAGAGTATCTAAAAACTCAAGAGAATTGTAGTGTAGTAGATGTGGTAGAAATTAATAATGAATTAATAAGCTGGGTAAATTCTGAAGGATTTTTAGATAATACTATCAATATTATTGAAGGAGATATTTATTCTTATTCTACATCAAACAAATATGATTTAATTATTATTGATTTGTGGTGGGATGAAAATGAAATTTCAGAACAAAATAAAACTGATCTTTTAGCTAATTGGTCGGACAACTTAAATGTAGGTGGAAAAATAATTTTACCAGTAGCTGAATTATCATTAAACTAAAAGTATTTTTTATTATCTTTGTAGGATTAATGTTTAATATAAAATAAAATAAAATGTCAAAAAAATTAAATGAAGAAGAATTAAAAGGAATCCAAGATTTAAATGCTGAATTTGGACAAATTAAAGTTAAAATTGCTGATGGTATAATTATACAGCATGAATTAATTACTCGTACTCAAGAAATAAAGAAACTATTTCAAGAAAAGGAAGCGGTTTTAACAAAAAAATATGGTCAAAACGCGACTATAAATCTTCAAACAGGAGAGGTAACCGATCCACCACCAAAGGATGAAGAAAAAGTAGAAGAGGTTAAAGTAGAGAAAGTAAAATAAACACTTATGGCAAGAATTAGTAATACCGCAGTTTATACAAATTTAACAGATCCAGTTGCCTCGGATTATCTTATATTAACGGATGAATCTGATAATTTACTTACTAAGTCATGTACATTATCATCTATTCAAACATTATTTGGAGTAGACACTTTAGTTTCTAAAGTTTCTATTAATGCTGCGAATTTATTTCTTTTAGCCACTACAGCTCAAACATTAGTTGCAGCTCCAGGAGCAGGAAAGGTTATAGATATTATAAGTATTACTACTTATTTAGATGCAGGAACACAGTTTGATTTTGGAAATAACTTAGAGGTAAAATTAGGAGCAATAGTTTATGGAACTTTAGCCCTGGCATCAGCAAATTTTGCTACTGATTTAGTAAGTAAAATAGAAACTGGAGCAACCACGAAAGTTATTGACCAAAACACTGCGGTTACTTTAACTACTGCAGCTAACCCAACAGTGGGAACTGGAATTATGTATTTTGATGTTTATTATAGAGTTTTAACTGTAGGAACAACATTTTAATTAAATGGATATTAGGAAAATTTCTATAGGTGCAGACTATAAGTCTGGAGCTATGCATTACATAGTAGGACAACAAGTATTAGGTGGTGGCTATACTATTCATTTAATTCAGTCTGATTCTCTCAGTAAATCTTATAAAATATGGATTATGAAAGATGATGAAGTATTATTATGGAAAGAGTTTAAAACAACATTACCCATTTCTTTAGAATATAATATAAATTTTTAGTATGAACTTAGAAGACCAAATATATTTTGCTAAAAAAGAAAGAAATGAATTGCTACAAAGAATTGAGTTATACCAAGGCTGGAAGGCTTTAACAGATAACCTTGCAGAACAGATGATGTATGCTGATGAAATTCACAAAATTAAAATGAAATTAAATGGAGTTAAACCAACTGATTCAGCAATAGAGTGTATTGGTTGTGGCTCATAACTTTTTATGCAATCACCATATTCTTTTATAGTTACTCCTTTAGCCAATACAACTGTTGTTGGAGATATTGAATTTCGTAGATATAGTAACATAAAAAAAATAGGCGATACAGATTTTATTACCAGCACTTCTGAAGAAGACTACAAATCATCAAATCGTTTTGCTACTGTAATAGAAACCCCCATTAATTATACAGGAGAAATTAAAAAAGGAGATACATTGGTAGTTCATCATAATGTCTTTAAATTTTATAATGATATGTATGGCAGAAGAAAAAGTGGTAAAAGCCATTTAAGAGAAAACCTTTTTTTAGTAGATCCTGATCAGTTTTTTTTATATAAAAGGAATGATAAATGGAAAGGATATGATAAATATTGTTTTATTAAACCCTCAGAGATAAAAGATTCTTTTTTAAATAAAAGGGGGAGTAACGAACCATTAGTAGGTGTAATTAAGTATATTAATAAAGAATTAGAAGAGTTAGGTTTAAAAGTGGGAGATGAAATTTCTTATCAACCTGAGAGTGAATATGAATTTATTATTGATGAAGAAGTATTATATAGAATGAGAACAGACAATATAACTATGGTTTTATGATCTATATGATAGATGATTTTATTGATAAAGAATTTTTTCAAATAATTCAAAATTATTTAAATGATAATTCTTTTGAAAAAGTTGAGGTGGGAAAAAAAAATTTTTATATACAAGAAAGTAATAAAGATTTTGATGATTATATTATAAGTAAATTAGAGATTATAGAAGGTAAAAGCTTAAAAAATATATTAAGTTTTTTTCGACAAGCAACTAATAAATTAGATATTAGTTGGAGAATCCATTCTGATTTAAATATAAAGGGAGAAAAACCAGATAGGGCAATTGTTCTCTATATTTCCCCGCGTGAATTAGAAGAGCTGCATGGCACAGCATTATGGGAACATGAAATATATGGGAATAATTTACCTAATGATTTTAGTGATGAAAAATATAATGACTTATTAAAAATAGATGCAGAAAATTTAGATATGTGGAGATTAAATAGTGTGTTAGGATATGAGTCTAATCGTTTAATTTCATATCCCTCATCTTATTTCCACAGTAAATATCCTAATAAAGGATGGAAAAGTGGCAGAAAGGTTTTTGTAATGTTTTATAAATTTGTATAATGGATATAAAAGAAATAAAATTAGAAATAATAAAAGCAGGAGAAAAAGCAGTAGGTCAATTAATTAAAGTAGCTAAGGAGGATATTATTAAATATGATAAAGATGATGCATTGGCAGCCGATAGATTAAAAAATGCAGCAGCTACAAAGAAACTTGCAATTTTTGATGCATTTGAAATACTTAAAAGAATTGAAGATGAAAAATCATTATTAGAAGGAAATGAGATTAATAAAAAACAAACACCACAAGGATTTGCAGAGTCACGATCAAAATAATTTATTTTCTTTAGTAAAAAACATTATTCCTAAAAATGTTTTGACATCTAAAAATAATGCACGTTCCTGGACTCCTGGATATAATTCCAAATATGATATTGTTATTATTTCTAAAAATGGAACTCTCGGAGAGATATATAAAATAAATAATTTAAATATAGGACTTCCATATACTCCTAAATTATTTTCTACACTAAAACCTAAAAATCAATTTTGGAAAACAAATACCTGTCCAAAAGAGTTAAAAAGAATACAAACCATTTTCCAATGGCATCAAACTCCAATGTCTTTTAAAAATAAATGGGTAGATTATATAGAAGAAGAATTTAATAAAAGAGAACAAGGAACATGGTTTTTGAATAATGGAATGCCGACTTATATTACAGGCACACATTATATGTACCTTCAATGGACTAAAATTGATATAGGGCATCCTGATTTTCGTGAAGCAAATCGAATATTTTATTTATTTTGGGAAGCTTGTAAGGTAGACTATAGAAGTTTTGGTATATGTTATTTAAAAATAAGACGTTCAGGATTTTCATTTATGAGTTCTTGTGAAGGAGTAAATACAGCTACTATTTCTAAAGATTCCAGAATAGGTGTATTATCTAAAACTGGATCAGATTCTAAAAAAATGTTTACCGATAAAATAGTCCCTATTTCAAACAATTATCCTTTCTTTTTTAAACCCATACAAGATGGTATGGATAAGCCTAAAACAGAATTAGCCTATAGAGTTCCTGCTTCTAAGATTACAAAGAAAAATATGTTTGATGTAGGAGATGAAGATTTAGAAGGATTAGATACTACTATTGACTGGAAAAATACTTCGGATAACAGTTATGATGGAGAAAAATTACAATTATTAATTCATGATGAAAGTGGGAAGTGGGAAAGACCTGAAAATATTTTAAATAATTGGAGAGTGACAAAGACTTGTTTAAGGTTAGGAAAAAGAATAATAGGAAAATGTATGATGGGATCAACTTCTAATGCTTTAGCTAAAGGTGGGGGAAATTTTAAAAAATTATTTTATGACTCCGATCCAGTTAACAGGAATGCTAATGGGCAAACAAAAAGCGGATTATATAATCTTTTTGTTCCTATGGAATGGAATATGGAAGGTTTTATTGATATATATGGACACCCAGTTTTGAGTGGTAAAAACATAAATGTTTTAGGAATAGACAATGAATCAATAAATATAGGTGCAATTGATTATTGGCAAAATGAAGTAGATTCTTTAGCAATTGATGCTGATGCTTTAAATGAATATTATAGACAATTTCCACGAACAGAATCACATGCCTTTAGAGATGAGAGCAAACAATCTCTCTTTAATCTTACTAAAATTTATCAACAAATAGATTATAATGACTCTTTAATTATTCAACATCATGTAACTCAAGGAGGCTTTCATTGGAAGGATGGTATTAAGGATACTAAAGTAATATGGAGTCCAAATAAAAGAGGTAGATTTTTTGTATCTTACTTGCCTAAACCAGATCAACAAAACAATGTAATTGTTAAGAATGGGAGAAAGTATCCAGGCAATGAACATTTAGGTTCATTTGGTTGTGATTCATATGATATTTCTGGTGTTGTTGTTGGTAGTGGATCTAACGGTGCATTACATGGAATGACAAAATTTAATATGGATGAATGGCCGAGTAATCAATTCTTTTTAGAATATATTGCACGCCCACAAACCGCAGAAATATTTTTTGAAGAAGTATTAATGGCATGTATCTTTTATGGTATGCCAATATTAGTGGAAAACAATAAACCACGCCTTTTATATCATATTAAAAATAGAGGATATAGAGGTTTCAGTTTAAATAGACCTGATAAAAGTTTTACAAAATTATCTAAAACTGAAAGAGAGTTAGGAGGAATACCAAACACTTCCGAAGATGTTAAACAAGCACATGCTTCAGCAATAGAATCTTATATAGAAAAACATGTAGGATTGGATTTAGAAGGGGCATTTAGAGAAAAAGATGATATGGGAATAATGTTTTTTCAAAAAACTTTAGAAGATTGGGCGAAGTTTGATATAAATAATAGGACAAAGTTTGATGCATCAATTAGTACTGGATTAGCTATTATGGCCAATCAAAAACACCTCTATACACCGACACAAGAAAAGTCGAAAATTAGCATTAACTTTGCAAGATATAATAACAAGAGTACAGTAAGTCAACTACTTAATAAATGAAGCAAATAAATATAAACGTCAAACTTGCTGCATTTCCTGATCAATTTGTTTCTGATTCAATCAAAGACACAAAAGAATATGGACTACAAATTGGTCAAGCTATCCAATACGAATGGTTTCGTAGAGATAGTGGAACTTGTAGGTTTTATAGCCAATGGGCAGAATTTGAAAAATTAAGATTATATGCTCGTGGAGAGCAATCAATCGCAAAATATAAAAATGAATTAGCAATAGATGGCGATTTAAGTTATCTGAATTTAGATTGGACTCCAGTTCCAATTATTCCCAAATTTGTTGATATTGTAGTTAATGGAATGTCTGATAGACTTTTTAGAGTTAGGGCATATGCAGAAGATGGGTTATCCGCAGAAAAAAGAAACGAATTTCAAAAAATGGTTGAGGCAGATATGGCTGCAAAACCACTTCTTGCAGAGATAAATGAACAATTTGGAGTTGACACATTTACTATTCCAGAAGAAGAACTTCCTTCAAATCCTGATGAGTTAGAGTTGTTTATGTCTATGAAATATAAACCTGCGGTGGAAATAGCAGCAGAAGAAGCTATTAATACATTGTTGGATGAAAATCATTATAATGATATTAGAAAAAGAGTAGACTATGATCTTACTACGGTTGGCATAGGAATTACAAAACACGAATTTTTATTAGGTCAAGGAGTAAAAGTAGATTATGTAGATCCTGCAAATGTAGTCTATAGTTATACCGAAGATCCTCATTTTAAAGATTGTTTTTATTGGGGAGAAATAAAGACTGTTCCAATGACAGAGCTTATTAAAATAGATCCAACCTTAACCAAGGAAGATTTAGAGGAAATTGCTAAAAGCAGTCAATCTTGGTATCAGTATTTTAATACTGCACAGTTTTACGAAAACAGTATGTTTTATAGAGATACAGCCACTTTGCTTTATTTTAATTATAAAACCACTCATACATTTGTTTATAAAAAGAAAAAAATGGCCGATGGTTCATTTAAAACTGTCGAAAAAGATGATCAGTTTAATCCACCACAAGAAATGATGGATGAAGGTGGATTTGAAAGAATTGAAAAAAGAATTGATGTATGGTATGATGGGGTGATGGTAATGGGAACTAATATTTTGCTTCAATGGAAATTAGGAGAAAATATGGTGCGCCCCAAATCTGCCAACCAATTTGCTTTTCCAAATTATGTTGCTTGTGCACCACGAAGTTATAAAGGAATATTAGAATCCTTAACAAGAAGAATGATTCCTTTTGCTGATTTAATTCAAATCACTCATTTAAAAATTCAACAAGTAGTTTCAAGGGTTGTTCCAGATGGTGTGTTTATAGATGCTGATGGATTAAGTGAAGTAGATTTAGGGAATGGAGCAGCCTATAATCCTGAAGACGCTTTACGATTATATTTTCAAACAGGTAGTGTTGTAGGAAGAAGTTATACGGGAGATGGAGAATATAATAATGCTAAAATTCCAATTCAACAACTTACTTCAAATAGTGGTTCTACCAAATTACAAATGCTTATTGGGAATTACAATCATTATTTAGACATGATAAGACAAGTAACTGGATTAAATGAGGCACGTGATGGTTCTACTCCAGATCCAAATTCATTAGTGGGAGTACAAAAATTAGCCGCATTAAATTCTAATGTAGCTACCCGCCATATTTTAGATGCCAGCTTATATATTACAAGAACCATAGCCGAATGTTTAGCTATAAGAACTGCTGATATTTTAGAATATTCTGATTATTCTGATGAGTTTGTTCACCAATTAGGCAAATATAATGTAGGTATATTAGAAGATATTAAAGACTTATATCTTTATGATTTTGGGATATTTTTAGAATTATCTCCAGATGAAGAGCAAAAAGCTATGTTGGAACAAAATATTCAAATGGCTTTATCTAAAGAAAATATTAACTTAGAAGATGCTATTGATATTCGTGAAATCCATAATATAAAAATGGCTAATCAATTTCTTAAATTGAAAAGAAAACAAAAACAAATAGCTGAACAACAACAAGCAATGCAAGAGCAAGAAATGGCTGCTCAACAACAAATGCAGGCACAACAAGCTGCTGCCCAATTAGAAATGCAAAAAAATCAAACAGAAATTCAAGGGAAAATGCAATTAGAAAAAGCAAAAAGTGAGTTTTCTATTCACAAACTTACAGCCGAAAAAGACCTTAAATTAGCATTAATGACTGAAGAGTTTAAATTCAATATGCAATTAAAAGGAGCAGAGCAACAAGGATTACAAGACAGGGAAAATGAAAGAGAAAAATCTAAAGATGGTAGAATTAGTCAACAGTCTACTCAAACCTCTAAAATGATTGAGCAAAAGAAAAGAAATTTACCTCCTATAGATTTTGAATCTAACGAAGATAGTTTAGATGGTTTCGATTTAGCAGAATTTGAACCAAGATAATATGTCTGTTGTAAAGAGAAATAGAAAAAGACATGCCCGAAACATTAGAAAAGGAGTAGGAAATAAATTAGCTGATGGAAGAACAGAAACTCATAGAATGGCAGACTATGAAGGAACAAACAAAAAAGGTAAAAAAAGATATTATGCAGCTCCTACTATAACCTTTGATAAAAAAGGGAAAAAAAAGTCACAAAACTTTAAAGAAGCTATAGCTGCTGGAGAAGTTTATGAATTTAAGAAAAAAAGGAGAGCTGAAAAATTTGCTTTTGGAAGTTGGAAAAAAGGAAAAGATAGAAGAGAAGCAATGAAAAAATATCGTAGTTTTAAGAAAAATAGATAATAGTTATGAGTGGAAGAAAAATAAAAAAAGACAATACTCGAGTAGTACGTAGAAAAGTTATTCCAGTTAAAAAAATAAAAAAAACAAAAAAGAAAAGCACTATAAAAAAGTATCCTAAAGGTAAAATGTTAGCCTCAAGTGGTTCGATAGGACTGATAACGGGTGGTACTGGTAAATTATTAAAACTTGCAGCTAATGTGATTAAGAAAGTAGTTGCGAAAAAAGTGCTAAAGAAAAAGAAAAAATGATGCCAAACTCACGCCTAAATTAATTATATATAAAATGTTTATCTTTGTAAAAAATCAAATCTAATGGAAATAAAAGTAAGAGCAGTTGAAGGCACTGACAATAAATCAAAAGCCCAAATAGAGGAACAGTTGTTGGAGAAACATGCTGATTCTTTAGAAACAGAAGAAAAAACTGTTGTTGAAGCTGAAAAAGTAAGTATTCCACAGGATACATCTGAGGATACACCAAAAGAAGAAACAACAGAAGAACAAGAAAAAACTCCCTCATCAGAGTTAAATGATGAAAACGTTCTTTCTTTTTTGAAGAATAGATATAACAAAGAAATAAATTCAGTTGATGAATTGTTTGCGGAAAAAGAGGCAAATGAACCCTTACCTGAAGATGTTTCGGCGTATTTAAAGTATAAGCAGGAAACAGGCCGTGGTATTAGTGACTTTTATAATTTACAAAAAGACTATAATACTATGGATGATGATGCTTTACTTGCTGACTATGTTGCAGTAAACGAAGAAGGTTTAGATGCAATAGATGTTCAAGACATCTTAGAGGAAAAATTTAGTTTTGATGAAGAACTGGATGAACCAAAAGAAGTTAAGAAGAAAAAGTTGGCTAAAAAACGAGAACTTGCGAAAGCGAAGAAGTTTTTTAATGAACAAAAAGATAAGTATAAAATTCCTCTTGAGTCAAGCGGGGGTGGATTATCAGAAGATCAAGAAAAAAGTCTTAATGCTTACAAAAAGTATATTGAGGACTCGAAATCTATTGAGGAAATAAATGGTAAAAAATATAAATACTTCCTGGATGAAACTCAAAAAGTTTTTTCAACGGATTTCAAAGGTTTTGATTTCCAAATAGGAGAAGAAAATTTAACATTTAAACCTGGTACTGCACAAGAATTATTTAATGTGCAGAAAGATGTAAACAATTTTATCGGCAAATATGTGGATAAAGAAGGTGTAATCTCTGATCCAGTTAAATACCATAGGGCTTTAGCAGTAGCTATTAACCCTGAAAAGTTTGCTCAATTTTTTTATGATCAAGGTGCTTCAAGTGTTGTTGATAATGTTGCAAAAAAATCAAAAAACATTAACATGGACATACGAAAATCACCTCGATTGGTCACCAAAGATGGATTAAAAATTAGAGCTGTAGAAAGCAAATCATCAAGTAGTGGAAGAGGACTCAAGATTAGAAGTATTAATAAAGTTTAACAAATTAAAAATTAAAAATTATGGCAGTAAATGTAACCCCAGGGTACGATTTGCAACCCAGTAGTCAACAAGTACCGTTGTCTACAAACTATATCAATAATTTTGACTTCTTGAATCAGTATCTACCCGATACTTATGAAAAAGAATTTGAAAGATATGGAAATCGATCAGTAGCATCATTCTTAAGAATGGTAGGCGCTGAAATGCCTTCTAATTCTGACCTTATTAAATGGGCAGAACAAGGAAGACTACATGTTAAGTATCAAAGTTGTACCTCTGGTGCAGCAGCAGCATCAGATCAAGCTACTTGGACTATACCTAATAACCTAACTAACTTTAATCCTGCGATTACAATCCCAGCGACACCAAATTTAGCGGCTCTTAGAGTAGGACAAACAGTTATGATCTCGGATAGAACTCCAGGATCAGCTCTATCTAATAAAGCTGTTATTAGCACAGCTCCTACCACAGCAGCTCCAAACCAAATAGTAGTAGATTACTATGAGAATGGAGGTCAAACTATGGCAGCAGCAGTAGCTTGTGATATATTTATTTATGGTTCTGAATTTAACAAAGGTGTTCTTGGAATGGTTGGCTCAAATGATGCTGATGACTTCTTCTTCGATAACAAACCAATTATTATCAAAGACAAATATTCTGTCTCTGGTTCTGATATGGCTCAAATCGGATGGGTAGAAGTTACAACTGAAAATGGAGCAACTGGATACTTATGGTATCTAAAATCTGAGCATGAAACAAGGCTAAGATTTGAAGATTATTTAGAAACAGCAATGATTGAAGCAGTCCCAGCGGATGTAGCTTCAGGTGCAGGTGGATTCTTCCAAGGAGTAGCCGCAGCAGCATCTTTAGCAGATCTAAATGGTTCTGACGGAATTTTCTATGTTGTTGAAAATAGAGGTAATGTGTTTGGTGGAGGTAATCCACAAACTCTTTCTCAGTTTGACAACATTATTTCAAGACTTGACAAACAAGGATCTATTGAAGAAAATGTTATTTTCGTTGATAGAAACTTCTCATTTGATATAGATGATATGTTAGCCTCACAAAACTCTTATGGAGCAGGTGGCACATCATATGGTTTATTTGATAATGATGAGGAAATGGCCTTAAATCTTGGATTTACAGGATTTAGAAGAGGTTATGACTTCTATAAGTCTGATTGGAAATATCTTAATGATCCTACTATGAGAGGTGGTATTGTTGGTGGAGCAGTTAATGGACTTTTAGTCCCAGCTGGTTCAACTACAGTATACGATCAAGTATTAGGAAAGAATGCGAAAAGACCATTCTTACATGTTAGATATAGAGCTTCTGAAACTGAAGACAGACGTTATAAAACTTGGATAACTGGCTCAGCTGGTGGTGCAAGAACTTCTGATCTGGATGCAATGGAAGTGAACTTCTTGAGTGAAAGATGTGTATGTACTTTAGGTGCAAACAACTTCTTCTTATTTCAAGATGCATAACAATTATTAAAATTAGGGGAGGTTGTTTCCTCCCCTTTTTTTTATTTTTTAACTCAAATTAAATTTAATTATAATGAAAAAAGAAACAACCCTTATTAAAAAGGTCACCCAAAAAAGAGAGCCTTTAGTAGATAAATTCTACAAATTAACGAAACTTAGTGCTCCATTATCATATATGTTAGCATCAAGAAATTCTTCTCGACACCCCTTATTATATTTTGATGAAAAAGAAGGAATTAATAAACCTTTAAGATATGCAAGAAATCAAAAAAGCCCATTTGAAGATGAGCAAGATGGAAGTGCAATATTAGAACCAATAGTTTTTGAGGATGGTGTATTATTTGTTCCTAAAAACAATCAAGTACTTCAACAATTTTTACATTATCATCCACAAAAAAATATGGTTTTTGAGGAGATAAATAAAGAAAAAGATGCAATTGATCATTTAGAAGTGGTAGAAGCAGGTTTAGAAGCTCAAGTTTTAGCTCGTGAATTATCACATGATAAAAGAATCGCGGTAGCAAGAGTTCTTTTAGGAAGTCAAACTGACAAATTAAGTTCGGTAGAAATTAAAAGAGACATTATGCTTTATGCTAAAGAACATCCAGAAGATTTTATGGATACCCTTAATGATCCTATGTTAGATTTGCAAGACACAGTATTTAGATTTTTTGAAAACAACCTTTTAGCTTTTAAAAATGGTCAAAAAGATGTTTATTTTAATTTACCTAAAAACAAAAAGAAGCTTTTAACAGTTCCTTATGGTGAAGATCCATATTTTATTGTGGCATCACATTTTCAAAGTGATGAAGGTGTAGAACTCTATAAGCTCCTCTTAAAACGCTTACAAAATAATTAATTTTTTTTGTATCTTTGTGGTATTGTTTAACCCAAAATCTTATTATTATTATGGAAAAATATTTAAAAATCCCAGTTACAGGCGAACAAAAACAAATCGTATCTGTAACTAACGTAAAATTAGTAGAACAAGCTTCTACTACAACTGTAACTTTAGCTTATGGCTCAGGTAAAGTTGTTACTCTTACTCATGCTGCTTTAGGAGCAGGATATGAAACCATGAGAGATGAAGTACAAAATGTTATCCTTGATGCCCTTGCGACAGGCTGGACAGCAGTCTCTTATGATTATAACCCAAGTTCTGCGGTAAGCGGAATTGCTATAGCATAAGCATGAATAGTGCAATGCAAAAATATGCAAGTATCCCTGTTCAAAACACAGTCGCAAGTGGAACAACAGATGGAGCAAGTGAAGTCGGTAACGATAAACTGCGTGATTCATCTGCAGCTTTTGATACTGATGGTACAGTAGTTGGAGATGTAGTATGGGATACTGCTGACAATAGAATGTATACTGTTGCTGCTATTGACAGTGCTACAATATTATCTTTAACCGCTATCGGTGCTACTTTAGGTACTGGTTTAAATACTGCGAAAACTTATGTTATTTATGACATTTCTTCTTCTTCTAATCAATTAGTTGCTACCGATGGTGTAGTTCTTGTAGAAAGTGAAGGAGATGCTATTAATAGTGGTGTAGATATACAATATAGTGGAGTTTCTGGTATAAAAGTCAGAATAACTCATGCTGCGGTTGCTGCAGGAAATGAAGAAATGAGAGATGGCTTTGAAGATGTTATAGAATCTTCATTAATACTGGCGTGGCCAGAAGCTAAGTATCAATGGGCAGTACCTTCAAGTTATGTACTTGATATAGCTACAGCATAATCATCATATTACACTTAAAATTGAAAGAGGTTTAAAAAATTAAGCCTCTTTTTTTTTTAGTATCTTTGTGTAAAGAGATTTCACTATGATAAATGATATAAGAAATACAGTATTAGCCATAGCTAATAAAAACAATTATGGCTATATATCTCCTCAAGATTTTAATTTATATTGTCAACAAGCACAGATGGATTTATTTGAAGATTATTTCTATCAATACAATAACTATCTTAATAAACAAAAAGTAAGTGCATCTAATCAAGGATATGCTGATCTTTTAAAAGGATTAGAAGAGGTGATAGATATGTTTTCGGCTGAAATCTTCTTAGACCAAACAGTAGCTAATTTAAATAATGCTAATCTTTATAATCTTCCTGCCGATTATTATATTATAAATAAACTTTTTTATTATCCTACAGCTTTATATGCAGGGACAACTACTGCCGCTCAAGGATACAAATTAATTGATGCCGCAGGGGGTTTTGTACCTCTTACAGGTGGTGCAGAATTTTTAATTTCTCCAGCAGTTGGAAGCATAGTAGTAAATACTACATCAGCTCCAATTTCTCAAGCATATGTTACTGCGGTCGATGATGCAACAACTTTAAGTTTAAGTGAAGATATTATAACTACTGGCGAAAATTATGTTATATATAATAATGTAAATATAACTGAAGTAGAAAGAGTAAAACAACATAAAATTTATTTATTAACCAGTTCTAATTTAACTGCTCCTACTACTCAATTTCCAGCATATGTATTAGGAGGAGCAAGTTCTAATATACAAGCAGGTAATACATCGTTTACAGGAAATACAGTAACAGTTTATCCAAGCACTATTAGACAAAAAGGTGCAGTTAAAACACAATATATTAGATACCCTTTATCTCCTAACTGGACGTATGTAACTTTACCAGGAGGTGAGCCATTATTTGATGACTCCGCAGTGGATTATCAAAATTTTGAATTACCCCTATCTGATGAACCTGGATTAGTAGCAAAGATTTGTCAATATGTAGGCATCGAAATAAGAGAAAAAGATGTGTATAATTTTGGACAACAAGAAATAGTACAAGACAACCAAATACAAACATAAGATGGCATATATAACACAATATACATATTACGAAAATAATGGCACTACTCCTACTGATTCCAACTGGGGCTCATACCAATATGTGTCATTACAAGATATAGTAAATAACTTTATGTTAATGTATGCGGGTGATTTAGAATTGATAAATAATTTAGACAGAAACAAGGCTATATTTTATGCAAAGAGAGGTATTCAAGAATTGAATTATGATGCAATGAAAGAAATTAAAGTTCTTCAATTAAATTTGACATCTAATTTCACATTTGTATTCCCACCTGATTATGTTAATTGGGTTAGAATTTCTTCCTATAAAAATGGTATATTATATCCTTTAAGTGAAAACATACAAACCAATTGGGCATCGGCATATTTACAAGATAATAATTCTAATATTTTGTTTGATCAAGATGGAAACACTTTAAGCCCACAAGAGAGTCAAATTGATTTAAGTAGAGGAACTCGTTCTATATATTTAAATTCTAATAGCATATTTAATGGAGAAGAAGGATGGTTAGTTGATGGGCGTTGGTATTTTGATTGGACAGTTGGTTCAAGATTTGGTTTAAATACAGAAACCGCAAATGCTAATCCAACTTTTAGAGTAGACAAAAAAGCGGGCTGTATTTATTTTAGTTCTGCACTTGCAACAAGTTCAATAGTTTTAGAATATGTATCAGATGGGATGGAAAATGGAGATGATTCTCAAGTAAGTGTAAATAAATTATTTGAAGAATATCTGTATGCATATATTAGGTTTTCTATTTTAAATGGCCGATTTGGAGTACAAGAGTATATAGTAAATAGAGTAAGAAAAGACAAATCTTCTTTATTAAGAAATGCTAAATTAAGATTAAGTAATATACACCCTGGGAGACTCTTAATGAATTTAAGAGGTCAGGATAAATGGATAAAGTAAGATGCCTATAATTACAACAAATTTTATACAAGGTCGAATGAACAAATCGGTGGATGAAAGACTTCTTCCACCAGGAGAATATGTTGATGCGATGAATGTTCGTTTAGGATCTACCGAAACCACTGAAATGGGGGCGGTTGAAAATTCCAGAGGAAATGAGCAACTAACTACTCTTACTTATGGAGGTCAAAGCCTATCCACTGATGCGGTAGTAGTGGGAAGTTATGAAGATGGAATGAGAGAAACTATATATTGGTTTGTTCATGATCCTAATAATCCTGTTACAGTAGGCAGATTAGACTCTATAGTTTCTTATAATACTACAACTACAGCAATTAATTATCATGTTCAGTCTACTACTGTATTAAACTTCCAAACGACATATTTAATTACAGGTGTAAATTTAATAGAAAATATGCTTTTTTGGACAGATGATTTTAATCCTCCAAGAAAAATAAATATAAACAGAAGTTATCCTGATCCTGTAGGGGGGGTGGATGTTTTAGTCCCAGAAGATGTAAATGTTATAGTTAAACCACCAGGATATGGAACATCTGATACTTTACCAACCCCTGGACTTACATTACAAAATGTTTATGGACAAGAAAATTATTTAGAAAATAGATTTATTTCATTCGCTTATCGATATAAATATTTAGATGATGAATATAGTGCCACTTCATTATTTAGTAATCCAGCATTTCAACCAGGATTATTTCAGTTTGATACCAATAATTTTACTAACGGAGGAATGTTAAATGCATATAATAGTGTTAATGTAACATTTAATACAGGATCAAAAAGAGTAAAAGAAGTTGATTTATTGTATAAAGATTCAAATTCCAATGTTATTTATGTAATTGAAAGATTTAATAAAGAAGATTATGGATGGGGTGATAACAGCACTCAATCTTATGTGTTTACTAATAGTAAAATTTATACTGTAATAGGAGCTGATGAGTTATTAAGATTATATGATAATGTTCCAAGAACCGCAGAGGCTCAAACTATTATGGCTAATAGATTGTTTTATGGAAATTATGTGGATGGTTATAATATTACAAACGCCACTGGTTCAAATATTTCAGTTAATTATAATACTAAATTAATAAATCAAGTTATAAATTTTATTGAACTTGATAATGCTACTTTAACCACAGGTATAGATTATACTCTTTCAGGGGTAAACACATCTATAACAAACTCTTTAGCAACAATAGATTTAACAGCTATTAAAACTTTATTAAAAGCTGAATCTACTTTCGCCTTGAGCTTAAACTTAACCAGTTCTGAAGTTACTTCACCTAATGATTCATTAAATCCTTGTTATCCACTTAGCTTTTCCAATGGAGATGTTACTTTAAATTTATCATTTGTTTTGCCTGTAGACTATAATAGTATATATGATATGATTTCCAGTGACGCTTTTGCTAATCGATTAGGAACAGTGTTAAATACAAATTTTAATACTATTGCGACTTGTGCTGATGGAACATCAATAACAGATCAATTTAATTGTGCACTTACAGTTCCAACTAATTGTCCTGGGTGGACAAAACATAATAGTAGTTTAACTGATGCTACCGCTCAACAAGGATTTAAGTTAGTAACTCTTCCTGGAGATGACACTTTTACTTTGCAACCTATAGCAATGAATTTTAGAGAAACTAATGCACCAGTAACTGATATTTTTGAATTTTTTAGATTTGAATCGGTAACTGCTGCTTTTTCAACTTCTTCAGATACCGCCAGTTTACATAGCAATAGAGATTTCGAAACAGGTATTGTATATATGGATGACTATGCTCGAGCTTCTACAGTTTTGGTGTCCGAGTATAACACTATTTTTATTCCTACAGAAAACAGTACGAGTAAAAATCAGATACAATGTACTATTAGTAGTTTACCTCCATCATGGGCATCTCGCTATAAAATGGTAGTAAAGCCCAGTAAAACAGGATATGAAACTATATATTCTAATTTTATATATATTCGACCATCTAATAATAATGTATATTTTAAGTTAGAAGGAGATAATCAAAATAAAGCTGAAAAAGGGCAAAAACTTATTGTTAAAAGAGATGCAAATGGTGCTTTACTTAAGCTTTCTACCTGTGAGGTTTTAGATATTGTTGCCGAAGGAGAGGATTTTTTATCAAATTTAAATGAATTAGGAGAAGATTCTCATCAAGTTCCAGGGTTATATATGATTATTAAAAGTCAAAATTTTAATGTTACAATTTTAGAGGGTGAGAATAGTGTAATAGATTTGGGAGAAAAAAAATATAAGTCAGATAATGAGAGCTGGAGAAGGCCATTTGTGGGCTATCCAATTTTCACAACAACAACTGATCCAGGCCCACCTGCAGTAGATACCTATGCAATATATACTGTTCCAGAGGGATCTATTATTGATATAAGGATTTTTTTTGGGAGAAGTGAAGGGGGGAGGGGATGTGAGGCTTTTGCTTATGAATGGGATAGACAATTTATAGCTTCTCAAGATTATACAAATATGTATGATTGGTTTGTGGGAGATAATATAGATATTTCAACTGGAAATTGGTCATCAACTGATGAAACTAATGCACCATATTTTGATTCTGTTATTTATGATGCCGCCACTTCGGATATACCCGTAGGATCATCAGATGCTGCTGCATATGCTATGCCCGTTAGCCAATGGCGTCCTGTATTACAATTTTGGCAACCAGGATATACAGGAACAATTGATGCAACTCTACCAATGTATATGTGTTTTAAAAATGGAATCCCTGGGTGTAAGACTTTTTTAGGAAAAAATGGGTACTCGAAAATTGAAATGGAAATAACAGTTACACGTGCCAATAATTTATTTGTTTTTGAGACAGAGCCTGCAGATGCTAATGCAGATATTTTTTATGATGCTTCACAAGATTATTCTATTACAGGAGGGTATCATCAAGCAGGAACTGCCGATGGAGATCAATCTCAAACTGCTTCGGCAGATGCCATAGTATTATTACCTTTTATGGATTGTTATGCTTTTGGGAATGGAGTAGAAAGTTATAAAATAGAAGATAAATTAGCGGCTAAAAGTCTTGTAATGGGACAACGAACATTAGCTGTATCCAATCAAGACTATAAAGAAGCCGATAGGTTTGCGGGACTGACATATAGTGGTGTTTTTAGTAGTAATAGTGGATTGAATAATTTAAATGAATTTAATTTAGGGTTAGCTAATTTCAAAGATTTAGAGCAAAATTATGGCCCAGTTATGAAACTACATTCGCGTGAAACTGATATTTTGATTTTACAAGAAGATAAAATTTCTTATATTTTAACTAATAAAAATTTACTTTCTGATGCAACAGGAGGAGGGGCTATTGCTTCAATTCCCCAAATTTTAGGGACACAAATAGCCCGCATAGAAGATTATGGTATAAGTTTTAATCCAGAAAGCTTTATTCAGTGGGGAAGTAATGTATTTTTTACCGACACCAAACGAGGAGCGGTTATAAAATTAACTGGTGCGAGTCTGAAGAGTGATGAAGTAACCGTTATTTCAGATACTGGAATGAGATCCTGGTTTAGAGATGAATTTAGTACAGCCTTAACCACACAAAAATTAGGTGCTTATGATCCATACATGGATGAATATGTGCTCAGTACAAATGATGTAGAAGTCCCAGTTCCCTCTATACCTATCCCATGTGGACAATCTATACACATTTCATCCACAAGCACCGCCAAAACATTTACTTTTGATTTTGGTCAAGTTATTGATACAACCACAACGGTTACATTTACGGTTACAGGAAGTGTAACGATTACAGGAACATGGAATGGGGTGGCAGGAACTCCAGTAACAATAGTTAATACTACTGGAAATTATACTTTTAGTAAATCTTTAAATACACCAACTACCGCGGATATTACTGTAACACCTGCAGCAAGTACCTCAGCTTCATATACATTAGAAGCAAACTGTCCAACTGAAACTGCTATTACTGTGATACAAGTAGTTTTAAATTCAGGATCAAATGTAGATAATTTAATACATGTAGAATATGGATGGAATAATACCACTACAATTAGCCCTACAGCAAGTACTCAAGCAGTATTTGGAAGTAGTTCAACGGTGGCATCTCTTTTTGATTCACAAACTGGAATTAGATCAATAGGAGTATTTCCTTATGATGGAGTAGATTTCTTTATGCAATCAAATAAAATTGGAACAGATGATTATGATGTAGGCAATACAGCTTATAAATTTAGTTTTCTTTCAAGCAATACCTTATATGCAAATAATGTAGCGGATATTAATACATTGACTGGTTCAGCCTCTGATATTCTACCAGGATTAATTACTTCTCCAGCTCCAGATGTTTATAGAGGATCGGTGACACCATCAACTACTCCAGCATTCTCTTTACCAATTGGAAATCAATACTTATATTTGGTGTATGATTTTAGAACTCAATCTGGGCAACCATTGTGTTATAGCACAGATGTTACGGAGGCTTGTTGTGATTGTACTTATACATGTACCGCCTATGATTCAAGTACAGTACATCCGTCTATTGGTGTAGCATGTGATCAACCATTAACACAATCCTATTATTTTCTTAATAGTGTTACCCCAACAACATATCCAGTGGTGGGAAGTATTGTGTATAGTTCTACAATTTGTGATACAACAACTACATTAACAGCGGGGTGGTATAAGTATACAAGTGGATATATAAGAGTAAATAGTGATGGAATAGTAATACAAATAGGAACATGTTAAATAAAAAATTATGCCAGGAGTTTTAGGAACATATTATTTTGATGGAGTTAGTTTTGCTAATACCACTATGGTATATACCAATGCAGGATTAACCACTGTTGCACCTAATGGATATTATAGTCAAAATGGAATTAGCAGACAACTTATTGGAGGCCCAAGTTCTCCTGTATTATTACAACCAGGGAGTTGTGTTTCTTGTTCTGTGCCTTGTGGTAGTGGAATAAGTGGTTCAGGAACTACAGGAAAATATACTTTAACAGTTGATTTAGGAGATTCTACTGGTGCTGTAATTATCACCTTTGATCCTATCAATGTTCCAGATAAATGCTCATGGACATATGATGGTGCTACAGTCTCCGAATATTCATCTGTGGATTATGGATATTTACAAGGAGTTGTTGGAAGAATAACTTCAGGTGCTGGTTGTTCTTTAGTTCTTACAAATGCTTCGGGTAGTAATTCCCTTACTGTCTCAGGAGCATCATTTCTATATGATTCAGGAGCAGGGGCTTTTGTAAATCAAGGTGTCCCAGTAACTTTAGGCCCATATAGTAATCAAGCTGCAGGAGGTGTAGATTTAACTACAAATGGCCCAGGTGATTGTATTATGGTTATTCCTAAACCTAATGCTACACCTTCAACAGCTACATTTGTAATCGAAGGGCCTTGTGCTGGAACAGGATGGAATATTGCTACTACATGTCCAGTGGCTTTAACTGGATTTACTGTAGGAACAGTAGAAGCTTCCCAAGTTGCGGCATGTGCCAGTTTAACATCTACTACTTATTATAATGCTCCTGTCAATGGATCAGCAGGTCATCCATCCATATATGATTGGATTTTTACTGATGCTAACGGAGTCACTAAACTTGCTGATGGATGGTATAAATCGACATTTGGAGGAACTGATTATGCTTTGCAAGTCACTGATGGTGTTCTTGTAACGAAAAGTTTATGTACTGCTTTACAATCATGGTCATCAAGTGTTGGTACAACTTTTGGTGCTGTGTGTACAACAACTATAGATCAAAATTATTATCATACTGGTGTAGGGACATATCCTCAAGCTGGAGATTTTGCTTATAGTGATAGTGCAGGAACGACACCTTTAACTTCCACATTCCATTATAGGTTTATAGATAATACTGGAACACCAATTAATAAGTTTTTAACAATAACAAGCAGTTTTGGAGAAATAGCTTCAGTAACCACATGTGTTTAAATAAAATATTATGGCAAATTATACATTAACATATAGTGATCAATCAAAAGGATGGCCTTCCTTTTACTCTTTTTATCCAGATTTTATGATAGGGATGAATAGTTATTTTTATACTTTTGATCAAGGTAATTTATGGAGACATAACACAAGTAATTTAAGAAATACTTATTATGGAAATTTTGAATCATCTTCTATAACCAGTGTTTTTAATCCTGAACCAACATTAAGTATAAAATTGTTTAAAACTTTATCTTATGAAAGTGATGATAGTTGGGCATGTACAGCTCTAACAACTGATTTGAGTGCTGGATCAATGTTAGAAACTTATTTTGTACAAAAAGAAGGAGAATGGTATTCCTTTATTCGTAATAATGATGGGGTAATTAATTGGAGAGAAAGATCAGCAAATGGAATTGGAGCGTGTAATGCTGTGGCAGGCCCACCAAATGCTACGATTTTAAGTTTTGCTAATCCTCCTGGAACAATATTAAGCATAGGAGATTTACTTTATTATACTGCTAATCCTCCTGCAGGTGCTCCTGTATTTGCAGGAACTGTAACCGCAGTAGATAATACTACTCCTAACTATTCTATTACAGTAGATACTGTTGGCCCTCCATTAGGTGCAGTTCCACCTAATTTATCTTTTATCATGTCAATAAAAGATAGTGTGGCTGAATCCCATGGAGCACGAGGATATTATATGGAATTTACTCTAACAAATGATAACAATGCAGCTGTAGAGTTGTTTTCTGTAGGGAGCAGTGTGATGAAAAGTTATCCATAGATTTTTATTATCTTTGCTATTAAATGAAATTAAATATATATCCACTTAAAACCACTGATTATGAAGAGGTTTTATGTGGGTGGTGGAAAGAGTGGAGATGGACACCTCCTTCTAAGGATTTTTTGCCTCATGAAGGAACTGGAGGATATATGGTGTTTGAGGATACTGTACCTATTTGTGCAGGATTTATGTATACCACAAATTCCAAAGCTGTATGGTGTGATTGGATTATTTCCAACATACATTATAAAGATAGACAAAAAAGAAGAGAGGCATTAGAATTGTTAGTGAAAACTATAACTGATGATGCTAAAAAATTAGGCAAAAAATATGTGTATGCCTTAATTAAAAATAAACCTTTAATAGATGTTTATAAAAAAATAGGATATATTGAAGGCTCTACATATACACAAGAAATGATTAAAATATTATAATATGGCAGTAACAACAGGAGCATTAATCGGAGTAGCCACAGGTGCTGCCTCGGCAATTAAATCGTTTTCAGAAGCCGCAAAACAAAGAAAAGCAGCAGACAAAGCACGTGCAGAATCTAAAAGGCTAATGGATAATGCTCGAAAAAATGCACAGAAAAACTTTTATGAAGGACTTAATGTTCCTTTAGATGCATTTGGGCAACAATACGAACAAAACATGGCGCTTCAACAACAACAAATTGAATCTTTAGCCACAGGAGATGCAAGAAATTTAGCTGCAGGAATAGGAGGAGTAGGGGCAGTAGCCGCGGCAGGTGCAGAAAAGACACGTATAGGAATGCAATCAGATTTATATTCTAATGCTGTAATGAAAGCAGATGCCAAAGAAGGAATAAACGCTCGACTTATTGGAATGGATGTTGATCAATCGAAAGATGAGTCACAGAGAGAAAAAGATATGTTAGAGGCAAGAGCAAAAAGTATGAAGAGTGGTTTTAAAGGAGTAGGACAATTTGCTTCTTCTGTAGGATATTTACAACCATTATTTACATCAGAAGCACTATCCCCCCTTGAACAGCAACAATTAGAAGCACTTGGTAAGGTAAATACTGGGATATGGGGTGATGATTCAGGCTCTTAATTATATAAAAAAACTATGGCATTAACACAACCAAAAGGCGTACAAGAAATACAGAGAGGAAAATTTTCCACTTATGTTGCTCAAGATGCTGAAAAAACAGTAGTTGACTGGGGACAAGCCGCTGTAGATTTAACTAAGATAGCTACAGATGAGGCAGAAACAAGAACAAAACGAAAAGAAGATATTGAAACAACATTTCAGGATGTTCAATCCAGTATTGATAAATTTGCAACTGACTACCAATCTTTAGGAACATTTGTATTAGAAGGAGCTACAGCTCTAAAAGCACAAGTGTTGCAGTGGAATCTGATGGTAAAAAACCGAGACATCACACCTGGAGAGTTGAAAGTTAAGATGAATAAAGCCAAAGAACAAATAGCTAATATGGGAATAGCTGCTAAAAATTGGGATGCGGCGGAAGCTAAGGCTAATATACGAGCTTTAAACTCAGATTTAGGAAAAGGAGATGTGGCTAATGCAACTGAAATGGCTATTAACCAATCTACTTTTGGTTTTAGAAATTTAAAAAATACTAAAATGATAATGAGTCCTGCGGGAGATCTTTATCAAGTGAGATTATATGAAGATCCTAAATGTTCAGCTGCCGATAAAAAAGCGGGAACTTGTAAGATGTTGATGCCTAATTTTCAAACTCAAAATGATATGTTTTTGCCTTTTAATACAATTAACCAAAGAATTGGTTATGAAGGAGATGCTGCTGTAACAGATATAGGTTATCAAGTAAATTTAGAAAATGAACGATTTGGTGTTTTTATGGATGCTACTCTTAGATCTGTAGGCACAAAAGATAAGAGAGGATATTATGTTGTTTCTGAAGAGGGAATGTCATTAATAAAAACCTCAGCTGAATATGATACAGTAGTAAAAGATGTAACCAATACGATTATACCTGGAGCATATACTGAAGATGCTAATGGAAATATGGTTTTAAATATTAATGCAGTAGATGCTGCTGGATTAGCTAATGCTGCTGCAGGAAATGGAGGAGCATATAAAATTGCTACCTCAGTAGAACAATTTAAAAGAGAAAACCCTGGTCTTGCTGAAAAGTTTATGATTTTAGTAGATCCTAATGCTCAACCTCCTACCTATACCTTCAGTGATAAAAAGGGTGCTTTAGATCATGTGGTAAACAAAGTAAAAAGAGAAATGGATCAACAATTAGATCAAAAAGTTGAAATGACTACTCCTTCACTACAATCAAAAGAAGATAAACAAACCCAAGCAGACTATCTTATAGGTGAAGAGGATAAAAAGAAAATAGGTTATTTAACCAGAGTTCAAGATATAGTTCTTGGAGACTTAAGTGCATTTTCAAGTGCGAGTGCAAGAGGTATTCAAGATATAAATAAAGGTAAAACCAATAAAGATGAAAAAATAGATAGCATTAAAAGGGTTGGAGATCAACTTGTTATTACCTACCAAAGTGGAAGAACCGAGCCTGTAGAAAGAAAAGATGCTAATGGAAAGATAAGAAGCACTAAAGATATGATGGGGCAATTATTCCAACTATTAACACCATATGGTGATTCTTATGAGGATATTCTTGAGACATATCAGACTGGGGATAATGCTAAAACTATAAAAGTTAGTGCACGAGATATGGATGATAAGGAAATAACTTCTATGTTAAAAAATAATGCAGCTACAAAAATAGCTATAGCCGCTAATGAAGCTAAAAAAGGAACTTCTGATTATAAGGAAGATTATAAGCCTACCCCTGCAGAGATAGAAGAGGCAACTAAGGGTATTACAATTACTCCTGCTCAAATTCTTGAGGCTAAAGAAAAGGGTATTCCACAAACATATGTTGGTGGGGATAGTGTAGCATATTCATCTCGTGAGCCATATAAAATAAGATCTTCTGGAGAAGCTATAATTAGAGGTGAAGGCGATGATATACCAACTATAACTGGTGAAGATGCTTTAAGAGAGACTATAGTACCAACTGTCCAAGGAGTAGATCCTGCAACAACATTACCTAATTTCTTTTGGTCTGGAAATGCTACTGCGGCTGGAAGAGCAAAAAGAAAAAAACAAATAGATGGAGCAATAAATAAGGTATTTAAAGCTTATTTACCATCAAATGTGGTAAAATCAAAAAGTACGATAGAATATAATGGTGAGACAGGTATGTTGATTGTAAAATATAAGGGTAAAACATTAACTATAGCAGGAGTAACAGACCTGGTAATAGATAAGAACACAACTTTTACCAACTTAGATAAGTTAATATCAAAAGCAGCTCAAGAAAAAACTGAAGCAAAAAATACAGAATTTACAGAGAGAAAAGGTGGAAGGCCACCAGCTTATTAATAATAAAATATGAATGAAGAAATATTACAAAAATTATACAGCAATGCCTCTACAGTTTTCAATGTACCTCCATATGAACAATTTGTAATAGACATGCAAGATG